ACAACAATGAAGTCATCAATTAGAGGGCCGTTATCAACTAACCAAATAGAGATGAGTCCCATTGTGTTATTGAAAAAGTCCATGATACCTTGGCCGATATACATTACACCATCAACTAAAGATGTCCAGATAGCGTTGAAGGACTCCGTAATGCCTGGACCGTAAGTAGCCGCCCACGCCGAGATGACATTGAAGAAGTCACCCAGCGGTGTACCTTGCAAGCTGAAGCTGGAGAAGTTTCCTAACGCTGTTATGATCCCGTCTAAGAATGGTAAGATGACATCATTCAGGAATGGCCATTCTTTGAATGCTTCGATGAACCCGAACAGTGCCGGAATAGCAACGGTGTTTACAAACGTCATTACCTTCGTGAGAACAGGAAGAAAGATGGCACCAAGTTGCGCTTGTGCATTCTCCGTCTGAGCGGCTAATATTCTTTGTTGGTTCGCCATCCCTGCTGAGGTTTTCTCAAAGTCACCCTGAGCGGTGGATGTCTGTTCCATAATGAGAGCTTGCGCGGCGAGTACTTTTTGTTGCGGTGTTAAGGCGTTTTTAGTTGTGGAAACGATTCCTAACTCTAACGCTTTTGCCCTAAGCGAAGCATCATCCAGCATTACGTTATAACGCCGAATTGGTTCAGTTTCACCGCGAAACGCTGACTGGATGGCTGTCGCTGCGTCCTCGACGGAAGTGTTGAAAAAAGAGGCCATATCAGCGGCAAGACCCACATTGTCAGTAGCAAAGTCGTTCAGATCCTGACCCGCCAACCCTGCAGACTTACCGAATAAGGCAAAACTTGAAGCGGCATCTAACGCGGCACCTTGCGAGAGTCCAACATTAGTAGCCGCATCCAATGCCCACTTCTTCATTGTTTCCGAGCTTGCGCCAAAGATGGCATCGGTCTTGGATAAGGTTTCATTCAGGTTAGAAGCCGCCGAGATACTACCAACGGCAAAGTCGCTGATAGCTTGACCAGCTTTCATAAACAACTGACCGGCAACGAAGCCAGCGGCGGTTTGTAATATTCCACCTAAAGCAGACTTGATCCCGCCTAATGCGCCACCAGTTTTATCATTTGCATAAATATCAATTTCTACTTTAGCTGCCATTTGACCTCGTTGCTAACGCATTACGATATTCTACCCACCGGAAGAACCAAATTACATCACCTTCATCAGGACTAATTTGCCACGGTGGAATTCCCCATTCTTTCGCGGCCTCCAAAATGGTACACCAACCTGGGGCGGTTGATGCGCCGTTCATTATTGCAAATTCGAGGAGGTCGCGTTCGCTGGGGGGACTGCACCATCCAACACGGCGGTGAACATCGTTTTTGTCGCTTGTTCTAATTCTTCAAGGGTGAGATCAAGCAAGGCTTCTTTGCCTTCTTCGGCAGTCAGTTTCTTGCCGACCTCATCCGTTACGAAACGAGATAAGACGGATACCATTGCTTCCATGTTCCCGTTTTGAGCTGCAAATAATTCTCGCAAGGTAATGTTACGTTTGATATCCGTCTGCTCTACTCTAATTTTTATAGTCATAATACGCTCCCATCAATATCTATTATGCCCAAGCTGGGGCAGTGCTACCCATTACGCTGAAGTGTACCGAGCCAAGCTCAATTACACCGTTCACTTCACCCTTAGGAGTAATACCGTCACACATAAATTCACCCGAGAAGGCTAAACCACCAATTTCAGGGGTAATGGATACGGTTACACTTGTGGCTTGTCCAAGGATACCTTTTAGAACGGTAAACGCGCCAGTTGTAGCGGCGGCATTCCAAAACACGTCTAAGGTAACACCGATCACTTTTTGACCAGGTGTAAAGTTCTTTGAACCATCACCGAAGCCAGTTACTTCCAGCGGGTCGATAGCGTATTCGATCTCGAAGGATTTTACATCACTTGAAATTACTTGGGGCGAACCACCACTGTCATCAACAGAAATTGCCGCACCCTTTGCTGAAATTTTAGCCATATCTTTATCTCCTTAGATAGTATATAAAACAACGGTAAAACCAAAGTTATCATCATCCGTACCAGTACGGGTGGTGGTAATCCTACGATATTGCTTGACGGCTGTTCCTACTTTGCGTTCTGCGCCAAGCGTGGAGCCATCAGCGGTGAAGGTACACAGATCCGTCCAAGTGCTATTGTTAGAGGAGTCCTGTACCTTTATTTCATAAGTATCGGTAGCGGCGGGTAAATAAACGTGCAGGATAGCGGAATATTTTACGCTTGTTCCTGCCGCGTTATCAACGGCTGTTCCATCAAATTCATCCGTTACAATTCCGCTGAATAACGTCTTGCCATATTCGATACCGTTATTATTACCATAGGACTCTAAAGAAACGTTTCCAATTTTCAACAAGCTGGATGTTTCACCCTGTGGTGTATAGGTGGCTTGCATATAAGGCATACTTATACTTGGCGTACCAATAACATAGGTTTCGGGGATGATGGTTACCAATCCCGTACCTAATGCCCCAAGCGCGGTATGTACTTTACCCACTTCCAAGTCCCACATCATATCAGCGGATATTTTGGCGGTAGATAAGCCTGGTACAAAGTTCTTTGAACCGTCACGAAAGCCGGTAGCATCAATTGGGTCAACCGATGATTCTGCTTCATAAGACATAGCATAGGTTGATAAGTGATAACCATTTATCAGAACGGTTGCGTTTTTTGCTGTTATTTTACTCATTGATTCACCTTTTCTCGGACGGTTATATCAAGTGTGCATCCGTAGAATTTACTCCCTGCTGGGTCTTGTAATTGTCCAATTTGGCTAACTGTAATACTTCTTACATCCACATCCGTAACATCCATCTCGGCGATCGCTTCCATAAGCAGATCCACTTTCGCGGTCATTGTAGGATATTGTTCATAGATGCCCCTGGTGGTTCCAACGGGGGCGTGAAGGTATACATATCTGAAAGTTCGGTTGAATAACCAAAACCTGCCCGTAGGAACACCAAAGGTTTCAAGTCCCTCATCACCGCCAGCTCCACCTTGGATAAATTCTTCAGGATGCGGAAAGAATAAGGGGCAGTCCCTACCTTGCACTTGTTCGGGGATACCTGATAACCCTTTTATCGTAACACCTGAAACAGATAAGGCGGCTATTCCGTTAGTGACATTGAGAGTCGAAAGTGTCATGCAAACCCTAACCTTCGATAGTTGGCAATTGTCATAGCGGCCATATCAGGAACACCCTCAGGGATCTGTACCACGCCGGCGTTAGTGATAACGGTCTTAGTGGTCATATTCTCCCCGAACCGCCTTGAGTACAATGCTTTGGCAATTTCCAAACACGCAAGATAAACATCCTTCGGAGGGATGGAAGAATAACCCACCGTGCCGGTAACTGAGATGGCTTGTAAATGGTTACCATTTGTTTCAAGCCATGCTGTACCTGTGGTGGTCTTTAGTTCTATCCCATATAGCGGCACCGAGTTCGCGGGGAGCGTCACATAACCCGATGCCGCTAAGGTTGTACCATCGCCGTTTATAACGGACGTTATGGCCGTAAAATGCGCGTCAAGTAATAGCTGGTTTTTCTTCGGGGTATCATACACCCTTGTTTCCGTAGCGGTGTAGAACCTCGTGCCAGACTCGCGATCTATCCATCTTGACGCGGCTTCAATAGCGGTTTCAATAAAGGAGTCATCCGTGACATCGGTCGTGGTGATCCGTTGATAATCTTTGTATTGCTGAAGGGTAGCATAACCATTAATCATTCACCCACCAACGCTTTCAGGGCTTTTTCACCACCAGCAGCCTCTATAAGCTGGTTACATTCGCCAATATAACGGCTGTTTTCCGATACTTTTCCATGCAGTGAACCATAGGCGAAGGTCTTATCTAAAAGGTCGTTCATTGACTCAAAAAAGTTCTTATAAAGCTCTTCAGCTTCTTTTACATCTTTGGCTTTTCCAGCAGACTCAAGGAAGGCAAAGGCTCGGCCTCTTGCTTCAAACACTTCTGTTTCAGCTTTTTTACTTTGTCCGGATAAACCATGTAACACTAATTCAAACTCTTGTTTTTGTATCACGATCTCACCTGTATACCCATAAGTTTTCGCGTTCAACAAAAGTGAACGGCGTTGGATGAAGACGTTGGCGTGCTGTGAAGCGATGCCAATCCAAAAGTAAATACCCGCCCGTTGCCGAACGTATTCGGTATCGCTGGTAGCTTCTACACCATAAATGTAAATGTTCTTATAACCCCGATACAAGGCAAGTGCTATCGCGTACTCAGCGGAGGAAGTAAAGGGATCGGGAACGGGCGGTAGACTATCGGCGTTATCTCTGATGAGATGCGGCAGGTACTTGGCGACAATTTCAGATTTAGGAAATTTTACACTACACGGTACATCAGGATAGGCTTCTTGCATAAAGACTTCGATGTTGCTAACCTTCTGTAACCAATCGTAGTGACCTTGATCGGTTATGTTCTTTTTATTGCGCCATATTGCCGGAACGTGCATCTGAAACACGCCGTGGACTGGTTTGCCATACGTCCAACCAAAATTGCCGTCATCTTTTTGTTTAGAAGAGCCAGAGATGGACTCGTTGAAATACCAAAAGTCAGCATCCTTGTCCCAGTCAATTAGATCGCGGGTTATCAGGTTAGTTCCACAAATACAAACGGTATCTTTCATCATCGCTCCCGATTAGATCAGGGGCTGGCTTTTATACCAGCCCCCTTTCAAATGATTAAGCTTCCCGTAAAGTTACCAAAGCGGCGGCGGTCAAGTGAATTGAACCGGAACCGGCGATGGTGTGATGTTCCCGTAAGTATTTTGACGCGGGAAGGGTTTGGAAGTGTAGCTGTTGCAAAACACCAGCAGCAGCAATGACTTCGGTCACTTGGGTAAACGCCGCACCGGTGATGTCAACAAAGTCGGAGTCAACGGTGGTCGCGCTTTCCTGCATCTTCACGTCAATAGAGAAGGTATCAGAAGCGACATTAGCGGTATCAGCATAGGCGGCCATGAGGGCTTTCATCTCACGTTTGCCAGGGCTGACATAGTACTTAGACAGGTCAACTTCGACCCCGAACCCAGTAGCGGCAACCGCACCGGAGTTCAATTGTAGTGGATAGATCTCACGCATGTTATTTCTCCTTTTACGCGGTAATGGTTAGGTTGCGCATTTTCCAGTAGTTCACGAGCTGTCCACCGGTTCGTTTGCGGGCATAGACAACAACCTGGTCACGTAAGCCGTAGACTTCACGGAACACTTCAACCGACAGACCAACACGGTCAGCGATGTAGTAGCCCTTCATATCGCCCAAAACGAGCGGTACTGCGGAGGCCGCGATAGCTGGCATAAATTGGTTCTTTACAACGCCATAACCCAAGAGCGAGGCGGTGTAGTTGTTGGCGTAGTTCGGCCAGCTGTCACCAAGTGACCATTGTGGCAGAGTCGCGGAACCGGCGTTGATAGCACGAATAGCGGCATAGGTAGCCTTGGTTCCGTACCATTTAGCACCAGCTTCGTATTGGGGAGGTAATGCGCCTTCAGTACCGATGATACCGGTTGAAGCTCCACCCCAAGCAATTGCGCCAGTTGAACCGGAGAGGATGTAAGTACCGGAGTAAGTTACACCATTGACGGTTGAGGTTGATCCGGCAGCGATGCCAACGGATGGGTGGTTCAAGAAACCAACAGGCTTGCCAATGCCATCACCATTAGTGAAAGCATCTTCTTCGCCGAGGCTGAAAGCTTCAGCCATAATGTTGGTCAAGTAACCTAACACATCGAAGGAATTATCCTCAAGCTGTTCGCGGGTCAAAATGATGGCGGCGGTAGCAAGATGGACCGGAAGTTTTACTTGTCCAGCGATGGGGTTGGTGGCTTCGGTTACGTCGGAGGTAAGAGCGTTCGATCCTCTCCAGCTGAAGCGTACACCTGATGAGTATTTATCATCAGTGGTGTAATTTACAGCGGGGAAGGTGATAGCATCAGTTCCGGTTGTGTAAACGGAAGCGTTGGGGCGCACGCTGGTCATGGTGGCCATACGTTTTACTAATTCGGGGCGGAAGTCTGGGGGAATCCAGAAGCCACCGGAAGTGTCCGCGCCTTCGTTCAGGACCTTCATAGCATCGCCCTTGACGGAGCGACCTAAACCAGTGTTTCTAATGTACTGGGCGAAAGCATCTTTGTATTGTCCGGACTTCAAGGCGGCAAGTTTCTCATCACCAGCACTTTTGAATTGTCCGTCCACGGCATATAGTTCACCATCAGCGGTGGAAGTTACGCCTGGAATAACGCCTTCTTTTTCATCAGCAATACGGTCAAAGGATGACTTTACAACTGATCCGGCGGATTGTTCGCCCCAGTCTTTGAGGGCTTCACGTTTGGAAGCACTGTCAATTTGCTGTCGGTAAGTTTCAGCTTTACCCAGCAGGTCACTATAGTTCTTAATCTCAGCATCAGTAGCTTCACGCCCAGCGCTTTTGATATCGGCTTCGATAGCATCCGCTTGGTCGAGGACTGATTTAAGACTTTTCTGCAAAAGTTCTTTCATATCGTTACTCTCCTGTTTTATAGTTTGTTTCTTTTCATCCGAGTGACGAGCCATTGCCAACCAAGTTTATGGTCATCCGGCAGCTCAACGCCTAAGGATTTCAAGTATTCAAGCGATCCCACCATTCGTGGTTCCGCAGGTGTATCGGTCAAGGCTGCCGCGAACAATGGCCATGTTTTTAGCCAGGTAGCCTTTCCCGTTTTTACACGCTCAACATATTGCGGCGCGGAGTCAGATGACGTTCCTAACTTGCCTTCCGCAATAAGACGTTCGATGGCCTTGTTGTACCTATGGCTACGGTCAAGTTTCGCCACGTACCATCGACCAATTTCATCATCACCCATCTCAGTAATAGTACCGATAATGGGGTCAGCGTAGAAGGAATCATCTTGCGCGTGATCCCACGTTAGAGGTCTTGCGGCTTTCGCAAGGATATTGTCCCAGAAGTTTGTTTCAGGCGTAAAGTATTCCAGCTCCACGTCGGTTAGTTTAGCGGAACCCCATAAGGTGATGTAACCCTTGATGATACCTTCACCAATAGACTTGACAGCCATAATATTCTCGGTGGTGAAGTTGTTGGCGTAAGATAGATCCATTCCTTTACCGGCGGCTTGTTCCGCTTCTACTTCTTCCATACCAGCACCGATAAGCTCATCAACGATAAGTTTTATTTGGTTCAGCCTATCAATATCTTGTTTGTTATTTCTTGCGCCAATTTTCATGCTTTTATTTTCGCTGGCGTACAAGGCGCGCATTTGAGCTTCGGCTTTAGCCTTGGAGGGATGGGAGCCTTTTACCTCATCGGTATCCGTATTGACAACTTCAAACTTGCCTTCGTTCTCTTCTATTTTATATGGCATATCATCTCCAATAAAAACACCAATGATTAAACAAACCTTGCGGGCTTGCGTAACCATTGGTGTAAACCAATATCATGTTGCGCGGTGTGGACATTATTTCATCCTACTAAATTATAACACAACTTATTTCAAGAATTCCGCGTCGAATACCATCTTACCGTTGGCATCCAAACGCTTGAGAATTGTCAGGTAATTACCCAGCTCACCTTCGGCGGAAGTTTGTTCTTCCAGTAGCCACATACAGAACTGGTGTGTTTGCGGATCGTTCTGCTCAGAGGCTAAGTAGAATAACATCTTGATGCTTTCGGTGTTCTGTTGCTCTAACGATAAAGCAAACTGGAAGGCTACATTTAGGTCTTCGCTGTTGATCATCGGAACTTCAGAAACGTTTCCGATATTAGGAACACCGCCGCGATCTACAATGTAGTCAGCTACCTTGCGTGAATGTTCGGTTTCTTCGTTGGCGTGCGTTCTCATCCAAGAAGAAGAGCCTGGCCAATACGCTACATCCAAAGAAGAGGCGAGCATATCATATACAGCGGCGTTATATCGTTCGATATTCAGCCGTTCGTTGAGTGCCTGGAGCATTGTGTTATCTAACATGTTTATCACCTATAATCCTAATCTTTTGATGGCGGCATCTATATGGCGTTCATAGATAGCAACAGTTTCGTTGAACTTGTCTTTTGCTACTTCGTAGAGTTTCTTCCAGCCTACAGTTTGCGCCCAGCCCACTTGGTAGTCACCGTGAATATACGGGGCGTAACTTGTCGGGTTACCAACAAGCGTACTATCGCCGGACTGCTTGATGTACCATTTTGTACCAAGCTTTTCTGATGTACCGTTTAGCTTATATCCACCAGCTGAAGGTGACATCCAACCACGACCGCGGATATAATACCCCATCCGTCTGCCCGATGTAGACGATCTACCAGGTTGGTTTTTATCTGTGCCTGGCGGATATCGTTTTAACCCTTCTTCGCGGAGGATGTTGTTACCAGCATCCCTACCGGCTAACTTGTTCACGGAAGCGATAGCCTGCGGCATTCTTGCCATAGCCGCGTTCACTTTGTCTAAACCTTTTATCTTAGCGGTTATCATAGGTTACCTAATGTAGTGCCATAGTCTGTCCAACAACGGCAATTTACGTGAACCGGCGGGTTATCAATACCGTTGAATGTTTCGTCAATAGGAACTTGCACCATATGCAATGGCCCGCAAATATCGCATACCCTATCGTCAACATTGGTGTACCACGTCTTCACTACCGTTAGATCAGGAAACTCTCGTTGCAATTCTTCGCCCGCTATTTGGTTCGCCTGAGCGTAGATGCGCGTGGTTTCTGTTACGGCTATCCTCAAGGCTCTATCCGCGCTAAAAGGTAAGGACTCCATTACATCAACAATGGTTGT